CAAAAAAATACAAAGCAAGAAGAGGTTCTTATTAAAATATTAGACCATCTGAAGGAATAATTTATTTTTTCTAGATAGATTACGATACTTATAATTACGACTGTTTAAAATAGACGAATAAATAGGTTTATAAATTTTATTGTAATTGCATATTTTATTTACAAAAATACTTATGGCTTTTTCTCTTATTTTTTTTATACTGTTCAAAGGTTTTATATGATAGTAACTTAGTATGTTTTTAGAGTCTTGTATTGTCAATGTCTTAAACATTAAAATACTTTTATAATATACAATTATTTTTAATGTCAGAAAAAATAATAGTTTTTGATTTAGATAATACAATAGGATTTTTTGAACAGTTTATTTATATATTAAATTGTATATCAAGTCCCGATATTTCCTATAACTATCTATTTGATTTATTTCCAGAATGTTTTCGTCCTAATATCTTTGAAATATTCACCTATTTACTGCAACAAAAGAAAAATGATAAAATAAAGGGTGTACTACTTTATAGTAATAACAACAATGATGCGTTTGTCAAAAAAGTAATTGAATATATACATTATAAATTAAATGAACCGCTATTTGATTGCATTATTACAAAAGAACATCCGTACAGAAAGGTAAAAGTAAAGCATATGGACGACTTAATAGATTGCAGTAACGGCGTCATAACCTTTTTATCTAAAATATGTTTTATTGATGATAAACATCATGCTTCTATGATTACCGAACAAGTATTTTATATTAGATGTGAAAATTATACCTTTTATGTATCAAGCAAAGAAATACATAAAAGACTAAACATCGTTTTACCGTCCTATAAAAAGAAGTTGTGTCTCAACCTAAATAATTACAAACGAATCAGTATCTTTATCTATAACAAGATACTTCAGTTTATTAGTAAATAGAAAGTGTTCGTGCACTTGCATCGGTCGCCTTGATATAACGCGGCATCCAAAAATAGGGGATAATAGTCCCGCAATCCTTATAGTGATATTCAAACTCGGAACGATAACATTTTTGTTCATTTGTTTTTGGACTGTTATGAAGATATAAAGTTTCGTTTGACTCCTCGTACTTTACATTTTCTTGTATGATTTGATACCATGACTTTTTAAGTCCGCTCACTCCATCGCTAAAGGCCTCCTTCTTCCTATATAGAATCTCGTCGGGAAGAAGAAACGGATCATAATTTTTTATAATATCTCGGATAATATACTTTTCCTGTTTTTCGTTTATTGAATGACACCGCTCTGTCTCAGCAAGACTTAGATAGGCCTCTACAAACTTCCGATCTAAATAAGGGGTTCTTCCTTCTAGTCCGTGGCTAGAAATGGACTTGTCGCTTCTCAGTACATCAAAGTAATGGATATTCTCCAATAACCTGACACATTCTTTATCAAACTCGGTAGAGTCAGGGCATTTATGAAAATACAAGTACCCGCCCATGAGTTCATCTGCGCCGTCTCCGTTTAGAATCACCTTTGCATCGCTGTGTTCCTTTATATATTTAGCGACATTCCAATTGCCTACGCTGGCTCTTACAGTAGTTGTATCATAACTTTCAATATCAACAATTACATTTGGAATAGAGGTTAAAAACTCTTCTTCTGAGCAAATAATTTGGGTATGTTTGCTTCCAATATGGTCAGCCACCATTTTTGAATACTTTAGGTCTTCGGAATCCTCTAGACCGATACTAAATGTCTCAATATCTTTTCCGGTCATAAGCTTGTAGTATCGGGCGGCAATGGCCGAGACAATACTGCTGTCAAGTCCGCCAGAGAGGAGACACGCAACTGGTCTATCTGAAATTTCAATCCTTTTTACAACGGCGTCAACCAGCGCAGTATAGACGGCCGAGTGACATACGGATTCGGTAAAATAAAAGGGCTTATGACATTGGAAATATTGTGTCATGTATACCTGATTATAGAAACCATTGATCACCTTGTATTTAGAATAATGTCCGGGAGTAAATTGTATTAAATTATTAAGAGGTAAACACTTCATAGGTTCAATGTCAGAACAAAAGCAAATGTTTTTATTTACATGATTTACATACAAAGGCCTTACTCCAAATGGGTCTCTTGCAATAAAAATGCTATCTTCTTCTTTATCATAAATAACAAAGGAAAATTCGCCGTCAAGTTCTTGTACGCATTTTTCCTTTAAAAGATCATAGAGAAGAAGAATGACTTCACAATCGCTTTTAGTGGTAACCTTAAGGTGATATTTTTCAATCAGACTCTTATAGTTGAAGATTTCGCCGTTACAAACAAGAATATAGTCTTTATAATGCATGGGCTGACCCGAGGCATTATCAGTACCATTAATAGCAAGTCTATGAAACCCCAAATAATTATAATTTACAACCTCTAGAATAGACCCTTCGGGTCCTCGTTTTTGCCCCCTTTTAAAATAGGTATATACATTAGCATTTATTCTAGGTCCAAATAAGGCAAAAATACCACACATGAAAAGATATAAATGTATATCTTTAATTTATTATAATATATAAATGAAAAGAATATTTATTTTCATTCTACTTCTCATCATTGTCTTTTTTTCAATTAGAAATTCGCAAATAACAACCTAAACAAATTTATAGATATAGGATATAATGGATTATGAAAATGAACTAAATAAACGTTTAGAATCAAGATACATTCCTTCTGCTCAATTACAACCTTTATTTGACGTGAGGTCTGTTGCAACAAGATATACCCATTTTAAAACACACGAGACACCTATAAAACCCGAAGTACATAATTATGCGGATTATTCGCAAGAGACCGTTTTCAATCCTGGTAGCAGAGCTCCGGTTGATTATTTTTTTAAATCTGTAGATGTAGAATCAACGTTGCGTTCACAGTTTATGTCTCTCCAAAAATCAAACCAGGCTGTATACGTACCAGAGACATCAAGCGATCTTTATAATTATAACTCGTATGATAATAGAGATTTATTTGCCGAAGTAACGCTTCCATCTAGGAAAACAATCCCCGAAAAAAATCTATTCAACAACATGACTCGTTTGGATATTAGAAAATAATACATCCTATATTTTAATGTATTATAGTACAATTTGTAAAACTTCCAAAAAGGAGTATACGAAAGAAGATATCACTTATAATAAAAAGGATATCATTTTTATTTTTAATAAAATGATCGCGGACGATGCCGAGACAAAATATCCAGATTACGATACCTATAAGAATATTTTTCAAACGTTTGCATTTGATATTATAGAAAAAAATAATATTTTAAATTACAAATTTCAAGAACACGTATCTCAACCCTTTATAGAAAATGACAAAAAACTACTGTTAAGACCTAAAAACAAAACAATAATGGATATGTTTTGTAAGGTTGAAAAAATATAATATTATTATAATGAAAACGTTTAAAAAACTTAATTGTCATCCAAGAAAAACCAAGAAACGCGACACTTGTTATGATGACAATGAATTGGTCATGTTAAAAGAAGATTGGAATAAACAAAAACCGAAACATCAAATTGTTGCAGTAGATCCAAAAGATATTTGGAGCGAATTAAAAAATAAATTGGCGGATTGTCCGCAGGAATTATGCTGGGTAGATAAAATAGTAAAGGATAAATCTTTAAAGCACAAGTTATATAATAATTTTGCACCAAAGACACAAGAATCATGGAATACAAATAGTAATGAATGGCTAGATAGTAATGACATCAAAAATGTCTTACAACAGTATAAAGAACATTATAAACACTTTACCTATTTAGGTCCTTCGCCCATGGATTTTGATAAAAAAATAAGGGGTGTTTGTGTTTGGCCTGAAATATGCAAGTTTTCTGTGAAGGAACAATTGAAAAAGGGTGTGACAAAAATAGGCGTCGCATTAAATATAGATAAACATACTGAAGACGGATCCCATTGGGTCGGTATGTTTATTGATTTAAAAGAAAAGTATGTGTTTTATTTTGATTCAAGCGACGGACCTATACCTAAAGAAGTGACCGCATTTACGAATAAAATAGTAGAACAAGCCAAGGCTTTAAAAATAAGATTAAAAAAATACAACAACAAAGGAATGCAACACCAAGAAGGATTGTCTGAATGTGGAATGTACGTACTGTATTTTATTATCAATTTATTAGAAAACACTAAAAAGGTAGATGATTTTAGAAAAACTAGAATACCTGATGAAGAAATTGCAGCATTTAGGACAATCTATTTTAATAAAATATAAACATTTACTTTTTATTTATTAAATGAACACCACTCAAAATAAGGCATCTCTTTGGAAATCTTGTGTTGAACAAGGTATATTTGATAATATTCCTTCTTCCTATCAACCTCAAATCCAGGGATTATTTGAATCAATGATTAGACAGTTTAATAATGAGGGTCTTGAACTATCTAAAGCAAATCAAATATTTTTAAGGGATTTTAAAATAGAATTAACGAAGTTAACAAACACTCCTATTCCTACAAAAACATTTGAAGAAACAAATAACGAATATAATAAATTATTTCAGCCAGATAAGCCTGAAAAGATAGACTTTAATAAAGAAATGGACACACCTTTAAAGGATATTGAGAAATTGTTGAAGGAAAAAGCCGATCAACGATTACTAGAAAGCCAAACCTATTTCAAGGACGTGAGAACCGAGACAATTGTATATCCCGAACCTTCCAATGTAATTCCACATATCCAGATTCCACAAAGTATTCCGATACAAAGTATTTCTATTCCACATATCCCGATTCCACATATTCATGATAAGACAGATGAATTATTTAAAATGATGAAACAACATCAAAAAATATTATCAGGTATTTTAGAATCACAAATTAAGATTATTGAACTATTACAGAAAAAATAAGTACTTTATATATGAAGAATTATATCTTAATTGGTTGTATATTACTTTTAATCATTTCATTATTCTTTTCCGTGAAAGAAGGAGTAGATAATACAAATCCAAAGGAACAGGTTCCACAGGTTCCAGAGAATTTAAGAGGTTTAGAGGAGGTTTACAGGAAAAAAATTTATGATGTAGTTAGTGAAATTGTTAATACAGGTATTAATGAAGAAAATATTAAAAATCCTGCGTGTAGAGCGGAATGCGTTATAGATCAGGAAAAAATCAGACGTTCTCTCTCTTTTATAGATCAAGCGCATGTTGTATTTATAGTGGGTTTCATTAATAACATATTTAATGACGATGCAACCTTAAAATTTATTACTGAAATTCTAGGACCAAATTCTCCACTATTAAATAGACCTCCTCTAAATATCACAAAGGAAGAATTAAGAATTCTTATGATCATTATCAATAACTTAAAAAGAAATAAAAATTTTATGAGTCTTTTAAATAAAGTA